CACGCCCCCTCCTGCCACATCCATGACGAGCGTCCGCCGTAGGCGGTGTAGGGCGTGCGGTACTTGACGATGTTGGCGTAGGCGTTCTGCGTGTCGACCACGTCGGTGATCTGCACCACGCAGTAGCCCGAGTGCTCATAGCGCATCTGCGCCACCGAGCCCGCCGTGCCGTAGAACACGTCGACGGTGCCGCGCGTGTGCGTCGGGTAGCTGGCGGTCGAGGCCATAACGTCACCGCCGCCCGACACCACGAAATAGACGTTGCCCTTGTATTCCCAGAAGGTGTTGTTCGCGACCGTCACCGTCGCGCCCGGTGCCCACGTCGCATAGCCGAACGAGGACCCGTTCGACTGCTCCCAGATGCGCCACAGCGAGCCGACATGCGCGTCGTTGAGCGTCGGGTAATTGAAGGTCATCACCGCCGAACCGCTCGCCACGTCGAGCGACACGCGGATGCCGTCGTTGATGTTCATGTCGAGGTACGGGCCTTCCTCGACATTGCCGGTGTTGAGCGTCCATGACGCATGCGACAGCCGCTTGAGCAGCGTGATCGGCCAGTTCGAGGTGAACAGGAACAGCGTGTCCGCCGACTGCGTGAAGGTCATCGTGGCGATGTCCTGCGCGGAGTAGAGGGTCGCCACCTCGTAGATGCGCGAGGATACGCCGCCGCTTGTGTAGGGCGAGTAGGTGCGGCTGTCGACGTTGATGACCAGCGTCGTCGCCGTGCCGCCGGTCACCGTGAACTCGCGGTTGTTAAGCTGGTGCGTGCCGCCGATGTTGGTGAAGATGACGCGGTCGGTGGTGGAAAGCCCGTGCGCGGCGGCGCAGGTGATGGTGGTGGTGACCCCCAGCGTGATGCCGACGATGGCGCTCTGCACGTCGAAGATGATGCCTTGGTTCTTGAAGAAGCGGATATAGCCCGGGCCGAACTCCAGCATGTAGGCCTGCGTCGTAGAGAATACGAACGGCACAAGGATCGAGTTCGGATTGCTGTCCTTGACGGTCGACACGTTGAGCGTGCCGCCGCGCTTGCGCGCGCCGCCCTGCGGCAGCACCACCACGTTGGTGAGTTCGCGCGCGCCGTTCTGGTACTTGGCAAGGTCGACCCGCCCGTAGATGCGCGGGGATATTTCGCCAGCCGTGAAGTTGGTCAGGATGCTGTTGACGGTGCCCATCACACGTCAGACAGACGTGCCTGCTCCCATGTGGACAGCGGCATGATGTCGGGCGAGCCGTCCATGGCGTCGGCGAACTTGGCGTCGGCGGATATTTCCGCGAAGGCCTGCTGATACATCTTCACGTCGTTGGCGCTGTCGGTGAACGGCTTGCACCAGCGCCACGCCAGCCGCGCGGCAATGGTCGCCACCAGCCCGGGGTCGAACTCGTCGGTTGGCTTGCGCGCGATGTAGGTGAAGCGGAAGCCCTCGATGTTGCAGTGAATATACTGGCCGTGCCGGGCGAACGGCTCGATGTTGTTCGACACGTCGCCGTCATTGGTGCCCTCGACGTACACCGTGCGCACGAAATCCGCAGGCAGCCGGAAGGCCAGCGCGTAGCCGAACAGCGGCTTGGCGGTCGGGTCGGAGGCCAGTTGCGCCTGCGCGCGGCAGCAGCGCCACGGGTGCGAGCGCAGCATTTCCAGAACGGTGGGTTCGTAGCTGGTGAGAAAAAGTCGGCCAGCCTTCGATGTGCTGTCAGCGACAGCAAGCGTCGGCTGGCCCAAGTCGATCAGGGCAAGGTTGGCGATGCCGAGGTCGGTGATCGGAAGTGTCGACGCTGGCATGGCGACGTCCCTGCCGGGTTACTTCACGTATTCCATGTTCCACGAAATGTTGCCCGCCGCAGCGCCCGCCGTGCCTGCGACGACGACCACGTCGTACCAGAGGTTGGGGTCGGCGGTCAGGCCTGCGTCGGCCCACACCTGCTGTCCGATTTTCGAGCCGAGCCGGTTGGCACCGAACGACACTTCCTGCCCGGCTTGGTTCGCCGCCGTCGGCGCGAGCGCCGAGGTGTAGGCGTTGCCGAGGACGACAGCGCCGCCGTCCGCCGCCGTGCGGTAGAGGCCGACGGTCCACGCCGCAGCCGCCGCAAAGGCGTCGTTGAACAGCAGGATGGAGAGGATGCGCCAAGACGAGTGAACCCGCGCGATGCGGTAGGTCGATCCGTCATTGTCGGACGCAGCCTTGGCGATGGTGCCGACCATGTGGGCGGCCTTGCCTTCCGAGGTGGCGTTCGGGGAAAGCGTTTGTACGGCTGCGTCGGCGTTGGCAACGCCGGGGGATTTGGCATTAACGACGGCCATGATGGCCTCCTGTTGCTAGACGCCGAGCCCTATTGCTGGCGTTCGCATTTGCTGGCGGCGTAACGGGGTGGAAGCCGTCACGCCGCCCTCGTGAGGATTTAGATGCCGGGTCCTGTAGTCGCGGAACAGGTGATGATGCCGACCTTGGTTTCTTCCATGCGGGTCGACCCGATGATCATCGAATAGAAGACCTGCGTGGCGTAGTTCTTGTCGTCGCGCTCGCTGATGCGGGCGGAGGCGTCCTTGCCGATGCCCAGCTTGATGCCCGACTTCGTCCAGTACAGCACGTTGTCGTTGCCCGAGCCGTCCAGCGTGGTGCGCTGGATGCGGATGAACTTGAAGCCGACAAAGGTGTCCAGCTTGCCCTCGACCAGCGCCTTGACCGTGTTGTAGTCGGCGGACGTGGTCTTGGTGGTCGACAGGATCGAGGTGATCTGCCGCGCCGGGCAGGCGATGAAGCGTTCCTCGTCCGGGTCGACGTCCTTGCTGTCGAGCATTTCCTTGGCCGCCAGCAACTTCTGCACGTTGAGGCCCCAACTGCCTGCCGAGGCTGCCGGGTCCTTCACCGTGATCGGGATGGTCATCGTGGTGTCGTAGGGCGTGAGCGTCGAACCATCGACGCCCGTGTTCGCCGTGGCCGTGGCTGCGACAATGATCGCATCGTCCATGGCGCGGCCCATCGCCCAAGCAGCGGCCTGCGCGTATTGCGAGGCGGGGTCGATCAGCATCCTGACTTTGTCTTCCTGATCGACGAGGTCGGCCCAGTCGTAGTCGACGAGTGCCACGCGCCTGCGGGCGTGTGGGGTATCCATGCGCGGGGTGTCGGAGTGGCGGGAGACGCGGACCTGCGCCGCGACCGGACCAATCTGCTCGAAGTACGCGGTCTTGCCGACCACGCTTTCGGTCGAGACAGCCGACCTGAGCCTGCTGCCTTTCTGTTGCGCGAGGTGAGCAACATTCCCTTTGTATTGCTCAACAAATGCCGTCGTAATTTGAAAGCTCATAGCTAATTTCCTATGCTAGCGACACTACGCCTAGGCTTCGCTCCAGCGTCCAGCCGAGGCGAAGCAGGCGAGCGCGCAAGGTCCAATAAGCGATGCCAAAGAGTTCGGCTATTTCGGGCAGCGTGTAGTCGAGTTCGCCGACCCAATAGCGCCGGACATTGCGACGATTTTTCCCTTGAACATCGCGGGTGGCCCAACGCACGTTGCCGGGTTGATAACCAAGCGAGTTGTCAATCCGGTCTATCGTGTGTTGGGGTGTTGGACGCTTGCCGATGGCAGCATGGAACACGCTGAATGAGTTCAGCCATTCATCGCAAACCGTGATGCCGCGCGCACCATAGTTCTTGTAGTCTTTTGAAGAACTATCGTAGCAACGCTTTTTCAGGTTGTTCCAAGCGTTGTATTCGGGCGTCGCCCTACCCACACGCTTGTGACCATGCCGGAAATTAGACAAGCGGTCCTCCGGTCGACTTGGGTTTCAAAGTCTGCCGGAGTGCCGCCGTAAGGCGATCCGATTTTAGGGGGCGTTGCGGATCGGAAGCCGAGTGCCCGCAACGCCTCGCTTCTATCACGCCGCCGGGGCTTCGACAAACAGCCGATTGTGCAGGTCTGTGAGTTCACGCAGGCGCAGATCGTGGTCGGGATGGCTGGCGTCCTTGAGTGCCGCGTCGTGCGTGTTGCGGAAAGCCGCGATCTTGTTGCGCAGGTTGTCCGGCGAGTTGTCGGCGGCCTCGCCCGGCGGTCGTGGTTGCCGCTCGCCGGTCGTCGCCACCTTGTTCTGGTAGAGGTACTTGATGAACGCGGGCATGCGCGCCAGCCCGCTGTCCTTGGCCGACTTCTGCAGTTCGGGCGGCATTTCGAGGTAGGCGGCACGCGCCAGCGCGCGGCGCGCCTCGAACTCCGAGCCCCAGTCGCGCTGCAGTTCGGCCTTGCCCTTGACCACGTCGGTGTCGACCGACCTGTTGTACATGTCGACCTGCGCCACGTAGCGGTCGCGGTACTGGTCGACCAGCTTCTGCGCTTGGCGCTGCGACAGCCCCGACTGGAACGCGGCCTGCCGCCACCAGCCCTCCATGCTCTCGTCCCAGTACACGCCTTCCGGCATGGCCTGCGGCTTCTCGAACGAATAGCCCTGCGGTTCCGGCGGACGCCCGCCCGCGACGTAGTAGCGGTCCCATGCCTCCTGATCGTTGGGGTCCTTGGGGATCGGCACCTTGTCTGAGCCCAGCGTGCGCTCAAGGTTGACGTAAGCGCGTGCAAGGCTCTCCGGGTTGGAGTAGCGCGCCAGCGAAGCGTTCTCCTGCAAGTCCTTCGGCAGCGTCTTCAGGAACTCGCGCTGCGGGTCCGTCCCGAGCGACGGCGGGGTTTGCGGGGCTGCGGGCGCGGCAGGCGGCGTTCCAGCCGCTGCAGGAGCCGCTGCAGGCGCTGCAGGCGGCGGCGCAGCAGGCGGTGCTGCCGCTGCAGGCGGCGCTGCCGGGGGGTCAACACCTAGGAGGTCTTCTGGCATTGCCTT